AGGGACATGTTCATGAAGAGAGCCCTGGATGCCGCTGCGTGGGTGCCAGCCAAGTGCAAGGTTCACTACAACGGTGAAGTCTTGGCGATCAAGCATCTTCAGGATTACACTTCACGCTTCACTGACCAACCCTTGGCACAACTCAAGCAGGACAGGTGGGAGGTACTGGTATGCTCATCAGCTGGTGCGGGCTTCAAGCAAATCTCATTCGTCAACGGCATCTGCACCGAGAAGGGTGGAACCCATGTCGACCACGTGGTCAATCAGATTACTTCAGACCTAGCCAAAAAGACCAAACTGAGACCTTCACAGATCAAGCAGTGCATGTTGGTGGTGGTCAAGGCGGTTCTGGTCAACCCTTCATTCTCCAGTCAGTCCAAGCACGAGTGCATGTCCCGCGTTCAGGACTTTGGATCCAAGTTTGAACCCACGCCTGCCTTTTTGAAGCAGGTCAAGGGCGTTCTGGAACAGGAACTTTTGGCGCAGACCAAGGCTTCCGAGGTTCGTGACCTCAAAAAGACCGACGGCGCCAAGAAGAGCAGGATTTCGGGCATCCCCAAGTTGGATGACGCCAACTGGGCAGGGACAACCAAGTCTAAGATGTGCACCCTGATCATCACCGAGGGAGATTCGGCCAAGGCTTTGGCTATCAGCGGATTGTCTGTGGTCGGCAGGGATCAATATGGCGTCTTTCCACTCAAGGGCAAACCAAGGAACGTTCGGGACTTGGGCTCAAAGGCACTGACTGCCAACCAGGAGTTTTCGGATTTGAAGAAGATCCTGGGTCTTCAGCAAGGCAAGAAGTACTCGGATCTCAGTGACCTTCGCTACGGAAGGCTGATGATCATGACCGATGCCGACGTGGATGGTTCACACATCAAGGGTCTGGTCTTGAATATGTTTGACTGCTACTGGCCCGAGTTGATCACCATGGGATTCGTGGTGAGCATGATCACTCCGGTGATCCGAGTGAAAGGAGGACGGATCAATGAATCCTTCTACTCGGAGAGGGACTTTGTGAACTGGCTCGAACAGACTCATCAGGGAAGGGTGCCACGTGGAGTCACCATCAAATACTACAAGGGTCTGGGTACCTCGACCTCTGCGGAAGCCAAGGAGTACTTCAGGGATCTTGGACGTTTGACGGTTGGGTTCGTGGCTGACCATGAAAGTCAGAAGTCGGTCGGACTGGCATTTGACAAATCGTTGTCAGATGATCGGAAGCGCTGGCTCGCCGAACCGTTTCGCGGCGATCCCCTTCCTTACGGAAAGGTGACATCGGTGACCGTTTCAGATTTCATTCACAAGGACTTGATTCAGTTCAGTCACGCGGACATTCGCAGGTCCATTCCAGATGTTCGGGACGGACTGAAACCTTCACAGCGCAAGGTGATTTACGGGTGCATAAAGCGCAATCTGACGTCCGAGGTCAAGGTGGCTCAGTTGTCTGGTTACATTTCGGAGCATACTGCCTATCACCATGGTGAGATGAGTCTTCAGGGAACCATCGTGGGGTTGGCGCAGGACTTTGTGGGGTCGAACAACATGAATCTGTTGGAGCCGTGTGGTCAGTTTGGAACAAGGTTGGCGGGTGGCTCAGATCACGCAAGCGCCAGGTACATTTTCACACGACTGTCCGGTCACGCCAAGGTTTTTGATGAAAGGGATAATGCCTGTCTGACCTACCTAAAGGATGATGGAAAGCCTATCGAACCGGAATACTACCTTCCCACAATGCCGATGATCCTGGTGAATGGCGCCGAAGGGATCGGGACGGGGTTCAGTTGTAAAGTGCCTCCACACAATCCAATGGACGTCAAGGAAAATCTGAAACGGTTCATTCGCGGTGAGGCACTGAAGCCGATGAAGCCTTGGTTCCGTGGATTCAAGGGAACCGTTGCGGCATCGGACGAGGGCATCTGGACGCTCAAGGGTGTGTGGCAGGCAAGTGGGGACAAGGTCGAGGTCACCGAACTCCCGCCAGGCACGTGGACTCAGACCTACAAGGAGTTTCTGGAAGGGCTTGTTGAGAAGAATGTCATCAAAAACTACAGCAATCACAGCACGGAGGAGAATGTCCGTTTTGTGATCACCGGCTATAAGGGGTCGGCACCGGAGAAGGATCTCAAATTGACTTCGACGATCCGAAGCACCAACATGTATCTGCACGGACCCAATGGGATTGAAAAGTTCGATACGCCCTTGGACATCCTCAGGACCTACGCAACCGAACGGATGGCACTCTACGACAAGCGCAAGAAGTATCTGGTGGCCACGTTGGCGAAGCGTTCCGGGATGGCGATGGACCGCGCCAACTTTGTCAAGGGCATCCTCGATGGATCCCTCAGGGTCATGGGACTGAAGAAGGCGGACGCCGAGGAGAACATGCTCAAAAAGTTCAAAAAGGTCGATGGAAGTTTCGAGCATCTCTGGGGACTAAAGACTTCGCGTTACACCCAGGAGGCGGTTCAGGAACTCATGCAAGAAGCCAGGACGCTATTGGATGAGTTGAAGCGGATTCAGGGGATGACCACCAAGGACATGTGGATCGAGGACCTAAACCACTGAGGCAACCGAGGCTGGGGTCGGCGGGACCGGTCTCTCACTTCGACTTGCTTGTGGCAGACTTCTCCACCTATTGGTGGCTTTGTTCAGTAGGTTGGTCCACCGGGTCGTGTGTTCTTCTATACTAGCGTTATCTGCACGTTCAGAGCTTGAATATATTTTGAATTTTCCATTTGCCATTTCAGGTCTAGTCAACTTATTCTCCGGATCTTCTTCGTCCATCATTTTCTTGTATTCTTTGATTATGTCATTCGGAACTTCGGGTGCATGGTCAATGATTTTGTCGTAGTCTTCGCGGACCTTGTGGCAGTATTCCACGGCATTCATTCGGTCTTCGGGTTCAAGGGAGAGTTCCAGTGAGATGTCACGAGCCAGGCGACTGAACAACTTGGACGTCTGCATGTTGGATTCGTACTGCTCGCCGCACCTCAGGAACTTGTGAACGCTGGCAATTCCAGCGGCCGAGAGATTTAGAAAACTGAATACATACAAAAGAATTTGTGAATTTTCATCTTCCGAGGAAGCCACCAGAGTTCCCAGCCCCGCCAGGGTGGTCATGGCAATGTTGATGATAGAAAAATTAGTATGAGCCGTGCTGTGGCGTACCGCACATCTGTGATGGATCCAGCGGTATCCCAGAGCCTTTTCGCCCCAAGATTTGATGAGTTTCTCCTGCTTCGGGTGCCAACTCATGGCATTCTCGATGCGCTTTTGTTTGTCCACCAGGAACTTGGCTTCGAGGTGTTCTATGTGACCTTCATCTTCTGCGTCTGATGCCATCTACTTAAACATTATATTTTAATAAATAGAAATGAAGTTCTCTACCAAGATCGTTACTTTGGAAGACGGGGTCAAGGAGGTTGCCGTTCGTGCAGACGACGGAAAACCTTTGTTGGTTACACTCAAGGGAGCCCAGGTGGTCTCCGTGGACGATGAACTTCTTCTCAAGATTGATGATGAGACCGTGGCACAGTGTGAGGATGATGTTCTGGCAAAGGCTAAGGAGTCTAAGGTGGCTTGGTTCGGTAAGGAGATCGCAGACTCTCGACTTGAAAGCGCATTTACTTCTTCTTTTTCTCTTGACGAGAATATCTTGAGCGTGCACAAGGCTGAAACGGTCAGGCTGTATGACGCCAAGCGGGCGTTGCTCGAGGACAAGGAACTTGCCAAGGACGACGTGGTAGACGTTGTGGTCCAACTTCGGTCGGTGCAGTTTCTCCAGAAAAGTTTTGAGACCGAATGGGTGCTTCATCAGGCCAAGTTTAAGGCCGAGCCCAAGCCGAAGAAGGCGGTCGTGGATTTTTCGGATTGTCTTTTTGAGGAAGATCCAGAGGAAGAGGAAGAGGAGGAATTTTTTTAGTAAGTAATGTTAAACGATATGAAGGTTAAGATGATGAAGACCGAGACCATGTTGCTTTTGGCTCTGCTCGTTGCTGTGGGTTATTTTATGTGGGCGAACAACGGCGCTATCCGCCGTGCCCTCGGGATGAAGGAGGGGATGATGTACAAGTCCTACTACGAGGGTGCCAACGTGGTTGACTCCATGCCCGCTCCGGTGAATGGCGAGTCTCTGTCCGTGCCCGCGGCGGCTGCCAACGGGATGGGGGTTGCCTCCAGCCTGCTTCCCCGCGACGTGGCGGCTCAGGAGGACTTCGGTGACTTTGCTCCCGATGACATCCTCAAGGGTCAGAACTACCTGAACCCCCGTGCCCTCATCGGCTACCCCGAGACCGTCGGCGGTGCTCTCCGGAATGCCAACCAGCAGATCCGGTCGGAGCCCCCGAACCCGCGCGAGGCCGTCACGATCTTCAACACGTCCACGATCGTCCCGGATCAGATGCGCCCCGCTTTCGAGCTTGGTCAGGGTACCGCTTAGATTGATCTAGATTAATAGATAATTGTAAACATTCAGGGAAACAACTCTGACTGTTTGTGAATTAAAGAAATTACACCACTGGTTAACAAAACGATGTCTGACGGAATGCCGATTAGCGATCAGTTCAAGGAGGCGATTGCCGAACTCGAAGGGATCAAGACGCAACTCAATGAGGCTCAAAAGGCTATCAAGGTACTAAAGGACCGCGAGTCCAGCCTGAAGACCTTCATTGGTGGATACATGAAGGCTCAGAAGATCGATGACGTCCAGACGCGTGGCGGAACCAAGGTCACCCAGAAGACGTCGGTTAAGAAGCCCGTAATCACTAAGAAAATCCTAATGGATGAACTACCAAATTACATTGAGGGAGGTCAAGAGCGTCTAAATCAGATCATAAAGGAGATTGAGGATAAGTTAGAGCCCAAGGAGACATCAAGCCTTCAACTCAAGTTAAAGAAGAAAACTGAAGAGTAAATAGTAACCAAAGATGGTGGGATCTAATCTTCTTGACTATACTCCAATTGCTTCCGAGCCTCAGGTGATTGAGGATTATGACTATGAGGAGGAGGAAGGTTTTGTGGATCCAAATGAATACGAGTATGAAGATTGGATAGCCTATTACAGTGATGAATTGTGGAATAACTGGGAGTTATACAGACAACAATGTTATGATAATATGATTCCAGAGAAACTCACGTTTTCTGAGTTTTGTAAAAATGAGTACTATAGTTAGATTAAATGTTGGCAATCAGTAGATATGAGCCGATTACCAGACGTAACAAGTACAAAGGTCATTGTTCCAACCGTTCTTTTCGCCTTCCTAGCACCCGCCGTGACGGGTATGGGAGACTTAACAGATCGACTGGGAATGACCTCTGTGTTCGGTATCCTGTATATAATCATTCTTCGTGGGGTGATGAAATTCGTGGTTCGGCCAAGCGAGGTCTATCTCGCATCAGGAATGTACTTTCTTCTGAGCGGGATGACCACGAATCAAGATCTGATCGTAAGAAACACTTTTCTCTATTGGATCTTATTCGCGGTTATTCGCTCACAAAGTCCTCTCGAGTTCTAAAAAGGATGAAGTATCTCGTCGTGGGTCCTGGTGCCATGGGATTCTATGCCATCCTAGGGACAGTTTATGCACTTCACAATTACGATAAAACCAAAGATCTTGAAGCCGTCGCTGGATCATCTGCAGGATCCATCGTGGCATTTGGATGTCTGGTAGCCAAGTGGGACATCGTCAGACTTTTTAGAATCATCCGAGAGGCTGCCGATGTCAATTCGCTTATGCGACTAAACTTAAAGTCTCTTTTGAACAACTATGGTTTGGTACCGGCAACCAGGTGGAAGGAGGTATTTACAAAAATATGTATGGAATTGTCTGGAAAGGAAGATTTCACATTTCAGGAACTCAAAGAATGGACCGGACTGGATTTTTATGTGTCGGCATACAATATTACGTTGCAGAAGAGTTGTTACTTTTCACATCACACCCATCCTGACATGTCAGTCTCCCACGCGGTCTGCATGAGCATCAGCATTCCATTCTTATTCGAGTCCGTGGTCTACCAAGGGCATCGATATGTGGATCTGGCAGCGTTTGAAACATGTCCACTGACGCCTTTCATGGGCAAGGACATGGAGGAACTTGTCTCAATCGAACTGGATCCTGAACCTTCGATGGAGAAGCCACCCCACATAGGGTCGTTTGTTGATTTCATACAACACTTTATCACTTCGATTATGAGAAATAGAGTGGTCTATGAAAAGCCTACCATCTACATTAAGATGAAAGAAGGCGAGGCATTTAATTTTTCTATGGACGATGACAAGAAAACAGAACTATTCTATCATGGTTATCTCACCGGAAAGCGGTTTCTCAAGATAGAGCACGAAGAATGTCCCTCAGAACCAGAGCAGCAACACCTGCCATGAAGAGGACCACCATGTAACCCAACTCCGAATCCATCACACCCTCGACCTCATAGAACTCCACCCTGTCAGTGGGAAAAATTCTATCAGCAGCCTTCTCGGGAGCCGGCGGTGCTTTGACCGTTTCCCGAGGAAGCCCACCGTAGGCATCCTCAATGGAACAATAGCCTACCATTATTTAGTATCAACTAGGAAATTATTTACAATTCAAGTGTCGTCTTGCCCTTCTTGCCACGCTTCTTCTTGGGTGCAGAAACTTCCACGTCCTTGACAGACTCGCCATTCACGCTCACGATGTCCGAGATGTCATCCTCAATGTTACCGTCGCTTGGAGGTGCCGCCGGCGTGCGAACTTCCTCCACATCACGGGTCGTTGTGGACTGGGGAGTCATGAAATTAGACATCAGCGACGAGAGATCCATGCTTGGACCCTGGACCTCCCTTCGAGGAATCGGTGGCGCTGGTCGAGGATCCACATTCCTCGCTTGGGCGCTCTTGGCAGTGTTCGCCACGGCAGACATCATGCTCTTGATGAGATCGGGATTTTGCTTGATGACATCATTCATCTGAGGCATCGCAGACTTGAACATCGAGTGGGTCAGATGGAACATCGTGGCGGAACCACCGAGCATCATCATCAACTTCAACTCGGGTGCCATCTTCGCCTTGCCGCGGTATTTCACATACAACTCCTCGAATACATCATCATAGTCATCCACGCCATCCATCACCGACTCGGACCACCCATCCAAATGGATGTCCAGAGGATTGTAGCGCTTGTTGAGAAACTCAATACCGGTCACACAGGCGATGAGCATCCTTCTCTGCATCTTGACGGACTGATCCACCTCGATCGAATAGGACATCCTCTTGACTTCACCACGGATGTCATGAATCGACGAATGCATGTTCAGACGCTCAATGGATCGAATACCTTTCTTCTCCAGACGGGTGATCTTATTCAAAAGGTCAGCCTTCTCATCATCAATGGACTTGTACCCAGGGGAAGGCGCATCGTCCTCGTAGCCTCCCTCGAGACCAACGCCACCTCCATAGTCATCAAACGCCTCGCCGTGATCTTCCGGCTCTTCCTGTGGCGGCGGAGGACGTGCCGAAGGCGTCTGCTTCCCGTGGTTGGCAAATGCCATGAATGAGGACACAGGTGCCTCAATGGGGCGGTCATTCATGCTCGGGTTGTTCGTTCGCTTGCGCTTCGTGGCATCCAGGACGACACCATTGAAAAGATCCTGCTCCTCATTGTCCAGGTCGACCATGATCTCGCTATTATTATCAAGTTCAATCTCGAAATCCTCCATGTCTTCTGGTGTCAGTCTATAAACTTATAGTCAAGTCTTTAACGCAGAAAAAAATCAAATGTCTTAGTAAAGAAGTATGATCAGTAATCAGTTGGCCCTCGTCCTTGTGATTGCCATTGTGGTGCTCATGTACGTCAAGTGCTTCATGGGTATGAAGAAGAGTGGGTACAGGTTGTCCCCGGAGCCGGTGGAGGTTGAGCCCATGATCAGCGGCGATGCCATCACCAAGTTGCCTTACACGCTGGAGTGTGTGCCCGGCCCAGGCAAGGATGCCGCCTACTACACCAAGGACCTGACCCCGGGTGGGTTCTGTGGTGACCAGGCGCTCGTCAGGGATGCCATGTCCTACAAGATCCTCAGCGGTGTCGGGGGATCTCTCCTTGAGAAGTAAATTAAAGAAAAGAAAACAAAGGTAAGTACGAAAAAACAATGTCTACCGAGGATGTGATGAAGGAGCTCGCTGAGATGCGCAAGGAGATCAAGAGTCTCACCAAGTTGGTCCGCAAGATCGCCAAGGTTCAGGATGATCCCGATGGGTCCAAGGCCAAGGAGCGCGCCGCCAACACCGGGTTCAACAAGCCCAGCAAGGTCACCAAGGACCTTACTGACTTCATGGGTCTCGCCGAGGGCACTGAGGTGTCTCGCACGGATGTGACCCGCTTTGTTAAGCAGTATGTCAAGGACAAGGGTCTGTCTCATCCAGAGGATGGACGAAAGATTATTCAGGATGAGCCTCTGAAGAAGCTCCTGCAAACACCTCAGGGAGAGACCCTCTCTTATATGACCTTGCAGAAGCACATCTCCAAGCACTTCATCAAGGCTTAAACAAAAAACGCACCTTACTTTTAGAAAATGATATCCACTCAGGAGGTTGAAGCCATCATCGGTACGAACGTCAAAAACATCGATGTGTACCGAAAGGCTTTCAAGCATAAATCTTCTGTTCAACACGATGGCGTCGAAGGTTCCTACGAAACGTTGGAATTTATGGGCGACTCCGTGTTGGGCTTTATTGTCACCAAGTACTTGTTCGATAGGTACGAGAATCTGCAGGAGGGATTTCTAACTCGTGCGAGAACAAAGATTGTCTGTGGAAAGACGTTGGCGGACGTTTCTGCCAAACTGGGATTTCACAACTGGGTTCAGATGGATGAAAAGGGAATGAGAAATGGATGGAACAACAATCCAAAGATTCTTGAAGATGTCTTTGAAGCATTCGTGGGTGCCATCTACTTGGATCTTGGAATGATCGAAGCCAAGAAGTTCGTCCTGGGCGTCCTGGATAACCCAGATCTCATCCGCTTGGATAGGCTGATGGTGGATGACAACTACAAGGACATCCTGATGCGTGTCTGTCAGTCTCAGAAGTGGGATCTGCCTGAATATCGTCAACTGGATCATGTGGATGCCACCAAGTTCAGGGTGGGTGTCTACGTCCAGGGACATCAGTGGGGGACCGGAAAGGGATCCACCAAGAAGGAAGCCGAACAGGCTGGAGCCTACTTCACCTTGAAGCGACTCGAGGAGAAACTTGAAAAGAGACTGGTACCATCCAAGCGACCTAATGCCATGATTAAAAATGTCCACAGAAAGTAATAATGAAGGTCGCCCTTATCAATCCTATTTCCAAGACAGTCAATGAATTGTGCACTGGTCACGAGGTTCGTGCTTGGGGTCGCAAGTCGGGTAATGTGATCGTGGATGTCCCGACTGGATTCCCAGTGAAGTCCATCTCTGACGTGAAGGCTTTCGGTCCAGATGTGGTTGTTGTGGAGAAGCGCGGGAATGGCGTTTTCAGGGAGTTTGCCAAGAACTTTGACAAGGTCGTGGATGTCGAGGGTCTTCGTTTGATTCTTTCTGCGGTCCCCGAGCCCGTGGTGGTCAAGGAGGAGCCGATCCCCGAGCCCGTTGTGGTCAAGAAGGAGCCTGTCCCCGAGCCCGTGGTGGTCAAGAAGGAGCCTGTGCCCGAGCCGGTCCCCGAGCCGGAGGTCGTCGAGGTTGCAGCGGCTGCCGTCTCCGAAGTTGAAGAAGTTATTCAGGTTGAGGAGCCCAAGCCTAAGAAGTCATCATCTTCACGAAAGAAGAAGAGCCCTACCAAGTCCTCCACTTAAACATTAGAGCCCTATGCTAAATAGTATGCATCCACAAGCGGAGAAGTTTTTCAACAAGACTTATCCTGAACAACGTTCCGATGCGTGGTTCAAGATGAGGGGCACGATGCTCACGGCATCCGATGCCGGTACAGCGATAGGTGTGAATCCCTATGAAAAACCCGAGAAGTTGATTCTGAAAAAGTGTGGCGTCAGTGAACCCTTCAATGATTGGGCGACTAAGCACGGTCAGAAGTATGAAGATGAAGCCCGGCAGATTTATGAGGAACGGCACAATCAACAGGTCTTTGAGATTGGTCTTGAACCCCATCACACCCTCGACTGGATCGGTGGGTCGCCCGACGGCATCACCCACTCTGGACGACTTTTGGAAATCAAGTGTCCAAGGTCACGAGCCATTGGTGACGGAACACCACCCGAATACTATTATGCACAAATTCAGGTACTGATGGAATGCCTCGAGTTGGAAGTCTGTGACTTTGTGCAATATCGACCTGCCGAAATCACCTACCCCAAGCCTGCCGAGTTTGTCTGCGTGGAGATTCCACGGGATCGCGAGTGGTGGGCGACCAACATGCCGATCATGAAGGCATTCTGGGAGAGGGTCCTGTGGCACCGCGAGCATGGTCACCAGGAACTGCTACCGGCACCCAAGCCTACGATCGATGATCTGATCAAGGAGATTGAAGGTCTCGAGGGACAACTCACCAAGGTGAAGAAGATGGCTCTCGAGATCGCCAAGGAACATTCGACCCTGAAATCGGGTCGGTGGTCTAACGAGGATGAAGAGTGGCTCCTGAAGAACAAGGACAAGAAATTGGAAGAACTTGCCGATCACCTGAAGCGAACGGTCAAGGCCACCAAGATGCGTCTGGACAAGTTAATCAAGGAGCAACCCAAGCAGGAGTGGACGGTCAAGGTGGTCGAGGAGGACGACATCTAAAACCCAGCTTTACTTTGAACCCACGGGAGAGTCTGCCTTCCCGGAAGATTTGGAGCGCGACAGATGAACTTGATGATGAAGTGGTTGACCTCGATGCCACCGGAAGGATTCGGAATGAGAACCCCATTCTGGTTGAACAATTTCACTGTAAGGCGATCCAAATGTTCTATAGGATGAATAAATTGTGTAATTTGATCGTAGTTGTCTCTGAATGTAATCAATTGATCCGATGCCGGAACATCTGCGACCGTGATTATGGACGCGAAGGCACCGCGAGCAATGGACTGTACCGGTGAAGTGGCCGGGGTCGTTGGTGGATCCTTGGTAAGTCGGTCGTTGAAGTTGGATTCCAGTTCACGGACTCGCATATAGAGATGTTCCACAGTTCCACGGGTATGGACGTGGAGACCCAACAAGCGTGCTTGAACCACCTGTCTCAAAGGTGTATTGAAGTACACTGTAAACGTATTGGCACTCGTTTGATCCAGAGTGTCAAAGGTTATCGTGTGATACTCGTAGTTGAAATCTGGGAGACCGGGTGTCGTGTAGGATGACCTGGCCATTATTACTTAGCCAAGAGAATAGCGAGCACCAAAAGAACGACCGCGATCGGGATCAGGATCTGAGCGTACTTGGTGGGAACCCCCATGAACTCTCTGCGAGGCAACAGGGCTCCGACGGGTTCCATGGGTTCTTCGGGATTCAATTTGTTGCGCGTGGTGGACTTGTAATAGTTGATTAACTTTCGTGCGAATGTATTTTCCGTCCCTGGTGTCAACGGCGGTGCGATTTTGGGCTCCAGACGTTTGTCCTCTTCGTCCTGTTGCTTGGTGGCGAATCGCTTGTCTTTGGTGGCTTGGACATTCAACTTGAGAACAAACTCTTCGGTGGACGCACCGGAACTTGTGAATGGGTACAACTTGAATGAACTGTCGCTTGTATCATAATAGTAGATAGATACCTTGATCGCTTCCATGACTGGCACTGTCTTTTGAACACTGATTCTGTCATTCATGGAACTCATCACGTAGTTGGTGGGACTCGCGCCGGCCAGTGCCGGGACGATCAAAGAACCGGTGTAGGCAAAATTGAAACGGTTATCAACTGAATTTACAAAAGTGACCTGACCCGAAACAGCGCCTGAATTTGCCACGTCAAGCGTTATTGTTGTTCCACTTATCCCAGTTACCTTTGCACTTGATCCTATCCCAGTTCCAGTGACGTCCATCCCGAGTTCAATACCGTTAGATGAATTCACTATTATGGTGAACTCTGTAATAGTTCCTGTTGCGCCAGTCGTTACAGTATCATTATAAGCATAAGGGTTATCTACAGTGTAAATCCGGTCAGTCAAAATCCCATAGTTGGGTACTTCCAAAACCACATAGTAAGCATGAACGTTGCCATTCACCACCGCCGACGTGCCGTTGATGTAAGGGACCGATGCAGAGACGAAACTCAGAGATTGGATTCCATAAAGGGGTGTGCTGAGATAACTGGTGAAATTGTTAGCATCGGTTGTGGATCTGTCTTTTCTGGTTGAACTGTCGATAACGATGTCGTAACTTGACATACTCTATTATTAGATTGCTTTTTTTCAATGAAGAAATCACGGA